TTCCTATAGCGGCTACGAAGTATTGAACATTGCTCCTGACAGCCCAATTTCTGCTGCTCAGTTCAAGATTGCTCAGTACGCTGCTGCTGTAACGATGAGCGGTCTAGAAATGCTCCAAAACAGCTCCAAAGAAGCTATCATTGACCTCTTAGATGGTCGTATGCAAGTTTCTGAGGCACGCCTTTTGAACCGCATTTCGGGTGACCTCTATGGTGACGGTACTGGTAACGGTGGTAAGAACATTGACGGTCTAGCTGCCGCAATTTCTACAACCCCAACCACAGGTACTTACGGTGGTATTAACCGTGCAAACTGGTCGTTTTGGCAGAACCAAGCTACTACTGGCTTGACCTCTACCAACACCTTGGCAAAAATGACTGAAGCTGCTATCAAGCAGGTTCGTGGCACAGACAAGGCTGACCTGTACATTGCTGGTAACACCGCATATCAGTATTTCGTAGGCGCATTGCAAGCAATTCAGCGTATTACTACCGAAGAATCGGGTGCTGCTGGTTTCGCATCCCTCAAGTTCTACGGTGGCGGTACATCTGCTGATGTCGTACTCGGTGGTGGTATTGGTAACCAAGAGAACGCAAACTATATGTATCTCTTGAACACCAATTACATCTTCTTCCGTCCACACAAAGAGCGTAATTTCGTACCTATCGGTGGTGAGCGTCAAGCCATCAACCAAGATGCGATTGTTAAGCTCTACGGTTGGGCAGGCAATTTAACCACCAGCAACGCTTCGTTGCAGGGTATTTTGACCGTCTAATTAGTAAAGGAAAACTATCATGCCTTATTCAGTACTCCCCATTTCAGGTGTTGACCTTAACGGTGTTACCCCTGAGAGCTTTGAATATATCAACGGTACAACCTTAATCGGTATCCCAAGTTATGGCCCACTAGGCTCACAAACTTTTGGTAACGATGGTCGTCGTTATGTATTTGCAAGAGCCGCCGCAACGATTCCTGCTGGCACTACCGCCTGCACAGTCAATGCGACAACCTTTGCTGTGACCGCATCAGGTGGAAGCTACATTTCCCCTGCTGAGTCCATGGTATCGGGTGACTATGGCTGGTTTGGTGCTACTAGCGTCTAACCGCAAATTGTAGTAAAAACAAGGGGCTATCTCGAAAGGGGTAGCCTCTTTTTCTTTAAACGCAGTACCTTAACCACTTAAGGAGTATTAAAAATGGCAATTGAAAGCGACGTTCAAGATGCAGATTCACGCTTGGCAGTCAAGTTTTATAAGCGTGCAGTCAAGTTAGAGCATGAATCCAACGAGGCGGGGCGCCCAATATTTAAAGACTTTGATTTCGTAAGAATCATGGTCGCCGGCGATAACCTGACCGAAATCGACACTTACGCACAGGAAAGCCACAAACAACGGTTTCCTCGTCAATGGTTGCAATACCAAGCCACCCAAGATTCCAGCAATGAAATCATTGGAACACCAGTAGAGCAGTGGCCACTGATTAGCCAATCCCAAGCGCAAGAACTAAAAGGGGTCAAGTTTATGACGGTGGAATCCATCGCCAACGCATCTGACCTACAGTTACAGCGCATCGGCATGATTGCTGGTATGTCACCACACGCATTCAGAGACAAGGCTCGAACGTTCCTAAATTTAGCCACAGAAACAGCAGAGGCATCAAAACGCGCAGAAGAAATTAATCAATTGAAGCAAGAACTTGCCAAAAAAGATGAAGAAACTGCTAAAATTAAGGCTGAAACTGATGCGAAGCTAGCCTTAATGCAAGAACAAATGGCGGCGATACTTGCGGCAGTTGGTGAAAAGAAACCTAAAACTCGTAAACCAAAAGTCGTAGAGGAAGCATAATATGAGCCAAACGATGCTCCAGCTAGTTCAGCAAGTAACCGCTGAATTAAACCTAGCAGTCCCCACCTATGTGGCCGGAAACACAAGCCAAGACGTGCAACAAGTTCTAGCGCTAATGAACGCGCAAGGATATGAATTGCTTAAAGAGACGGACTGGCAGGGTTTAGAGTTGGAGTATCGGTTTTATACCGATGCAGTGCAGTTTACAGGTAATACGGTAAGCGAAAACAGTTACGACATTATCGTGACCGGAAACGCTACCGCCTTAAACGGTGATTATTCGATTACCGGCACCGGCATCAACCAAGATACCTACGTTTCTAGCGTAAGCTACGATTCAGGACTTAATAAGTCCACTATTGTTATGAGCCAGCTTGCAAGCGGAACTTATACCAATGTGCAGTTTAATTTCTCGCAGACCAAGTACGACTTGCCAGCAGACTTTGAGACGATTACCGATAACACCCACTGGGATAAGACCAAACACTGGCAGATGCTAGGCCCTGAAGATGCACAGCAGTGGCAATGGCTAAAGTCGGGTTATATCTCGACTGGCCCACGTATTCGTTGGAGGATTTTGGGTCAACAGTTTCAGATTTGGCCGCCATACAACACCAAAGAATACTTAGGCTTTGAGTATCGTTCCAAAGGCTGGGCGCGTAGTGCTACCGGTCAGGTAAAGAACAGCTTTACTGCGGACACCGATACCACCATATATGATGACCGTTTGGTTGTTTTGGGAACCAAGTTAAAGTACTTCCAAATTAAGTCGTTTGACACGACCTCTTTGCAACAGGACTATTTCAGGGTTCTTAACGTGGTGAAAGCCAACGACAAAGGCTCTGCTAACCTTTCGTTTGCGCCTTACCCAAGCAAGGTGCTTATCGGTTACGCAAATATTCCTGATACCGGTTACGGAACTTAAACATGGCAGTTCCACAGCAAAGACGAGCCTTTACCGCATCGTTGGCCTCCCCGATTGGTGGGTGGAACGCACGCGATTCGCTGGCAGAAATGAACCCTTTAGATGCGGTTCAGCTGACAAACTTTTATCCAACACCAACCGACGTCACAATGCGCAGGGGTTATACCCGCAGTAGCCTTATTACGACAAGCACTGGTGTTGTGACCCTGTCTACTATTACCCATGTGGGAGTGGTGGCAACCGCAACAACCTCAACGTCTCATGGTTTGGTAACTGGTGAGTTTATTTCCATAACAGGATGCACACCCTCGGACTACAACGGTGTTCATCAAATTACTGTTTTGAACAGCACCAGCTTTACATATACGATGGCAAGCGTGCCTGCAAGTAATGCAACGGTGGTTGGAACTTACACCATTGGAATCACCGATTCTATTGAAACCCTGATGAATTACAGCAGTCCAACCCAAACGAAGCTGTTTGCGGCTGTAAATGGCTCGTTTTATGACTGTTCGACCAACCCAGCAACCCTGTCTTATGCTGGTAGTTTTGCAAATGACCGTTGGCAACACATCAATTTTTCAACCGCAGGCGGTAATTTCCTTGTTGCCTGCAACGGTGCAGACGCAACCATGCTGTATGACGGAACGCGTTGGTATAAGATGGCTACCACAGCTACCGCGCAGACCATTTCTACCCTGACAAGTTCGGGAACAACCGCAACGGTTACGACTTCTAGCGCTCATGGTTTGGTTACTGACAATCGTGTTGTCATTTCGGGCGCGACTGAGGCGCCTTATAACGGTACTTTTAGGATTACGGTCACCGGAAGCACGACTTTTACCTACACGATGGCTAGCTCGACCACGAGTCCTGCCACCGGAACCCCGATTTATTCAGTTTTAGGCATTTCCGGCATCAATAACAACCAATTCGTACACGTCAACAGCCTGCAAGAGCGCATTTACTTTGTAGAAAAGGACAGTTTAGACTTTTGGTATTTGCCGGTGAACGCTTTAGGGGGTGCTGCAAGTCAATTTCCGCTTGGTTCAATTGCAAGAAGTGGCGGTTATTTGCAAGCAATGGGTACTTGGACGCTTGATGCTGGTTATGGTGTTGACGATTTGGGCGCGTTTGTCACCTCAATGGGTGAAGTCATTGTTTATAAGGGTACAGACCCCTCAGACCCAAATGCTTGGTCGCTAGTCGGTGTATGGCAAATGGGTCAAACCTTTGCACGACGCTGTTTTTTCAAATATGCCGGTGACTTATTGCTCTTGACGCAGGACGGCCTTGTGCCGATGTCGGCATCATTGCAATCTAGCCGCCTTGACCCCCGCGTAAACCTGACCGACAAGATTTTCTATGCTGTCAGCCAAGCCGCAGACTTGTATTACACCCAATTTGGCTGGCAAATCAATTACTTTGCACCGTTCAATATGCTGATTTTGAATATTCCTGTTTCAGATGGAATAGAACAGTTTGTCATGCATACCATTACAAAGTCGTGGGGTCGATTTACCGATATTCAGGCTTATTGCTGGGAGGTATCAGGCCCCGAAGGTATGTTCTTTGGTTCAAACGGTTATGTTGGCAAGTTTTACGACGGATTCTCAGATGCAGGCAACAATATCGTAGCCAACGCACAGCAGGCTTACTCTTACTTTGATTCAAGAGGCACGCTAAAACGGTTCACGATGGTTCGCCCAATTTTGCAGACCGATAACACAGTGCCTAACGTTCTTTGCGGCATTTCTACCGATTTTGACACCGTAAACCTATCCAACGAGATTACTTTTAACCCTAGTTTGGCCAGCGTTGGCATTTGGAATACCAGTACTTGGGACAATGCAAACTGGGGCGCGGGTCTGACGGTTTCTAAGGTTTGGCAGGGTGTTACCGGTATTGGCTATGCTGGCTCGGTGAACCTTTCTGTGGCATCCCAAGGGGTTGATTTTCATTGGGCTAGTACGGACTATGTGATGGAGCGTGGCGGGGTTCTGTGAGAACTGTTACTACAGAGAACCAACGTTACTTGGGTGAATGGCTTGTTAGAATACTTAACTTTCCGTTGCCTGAAAACACGCAGTGCATTGGTCAAATGAGAGATGGAAATTTAGTAGCGGTAGCGGGATACACAAACTTTATGCCAAAGGCTTGTGAGATTCATATTGGTAGCGTTGGTGAACATTGGGCAAGTAAAGATTTTTTGTGGGCGGTGTTTGATTACCCCTTTAATAAACTTGGTGTTAGCGTTATACTAGGGCAAATCTGTAAGGATAATGAAGATGCCTTAAGATTAAACCGACACCTTGGTTTTAAAGTTGTAGCCGAAATACAGGATGCCCACATGGAAGGCGACTTGGTAATTATGGCGATGCGTAAAGAGGACTGTCGGTGGCTCAATATCCGATGCCCTCTAAAACAGACGATGGAGGCTTGATATGGGTGGTGGTGGATTTTTAGGATTAGGGCCAAGACCAAGTGCGCCCGCCGCACCGGATTACACTGGTGCCGCGCGCGAAACTGCGGCTGGAAACCTTGAAGCGGCACGCGCCAACATAGCGGCAAACCGCGTTAATCAATATACCCCTTACGGAAACCTTGTTTACGAACAATCCGGAACTGACCCTTATGGCAATCCAATGTGGAAAGCCACGCAGACTTTTAGTCCTGACCAACAAGCGCTTTATGAATACGATGTAGCTGCCAGCAAAGGCTTAGGACAGTTATCTCAAACTGGTCTTGATTATGTTCGTGGAATGATGGCTAGTCCATTCAGCACTGAATCTTTACCAGCCTTACAAAGTCAATTGACTCCCGCACAATTACAGCAATTTACCGGTCAAGCTAATCTCGGACAATTAAGCGATGCGGAAGCGCAAATGCGTGCTGGTCAGGCTCCAAACCTACAAACCTCGCTTGGCCAAAATGTGGGTATGAGTGGCTGGGACAGGGCAAGTGGTTTATTAATGAATCGCCTAGAACCCCAATTACAGCGCCAACAGGAGCGTTTAGATGCGCAGTTGGCATCACAAGGCATTCCTATTGGTTCTGAGGCATATACCCGTGCTAAACAAGACCTTGCAATGCAACAAAATGACGCTCGTATTCAAGCACAGTTGCAAGCACAAGGTATTCAACAAAATCTGTTCGGTCAAGAGTTGGCCGCTGGTCAATTTGGCAATCAAGCGCTGTTGGGTCAAAATCAGGCTCAGCTTGCAAACCTTGGATTTTCTAATCAAGCAATGCAACAAGACTTTGCTAACCGTATGGCTGGCATGGGATTCAACAACCAACAAATTCAGCAGATGTATCAGAACCAAGTTGCACAGCAACAAGCCAATAACGCTATTGCACAGCAACAATTTGCTAATCAGCTAACCGGTGCCAACCTTGCTAACTTTGCAAGACAGCAAGGATTTGGAGAGTTGGGTTATATGCGTAATGAGCCACTAAACACACTTAATGCGGTGCGTAGTGGAGCGCAAGTTCAAGGCCCACAATTTGTAAACCCTGCCCAACAAGCGGTTACCGCTGGCCCTGACATTTTAGGCGCAACGCAAATGGGTTACAACGCTCAGTTGGCAGACTTCAATGCAGGACAAGCCGCACAAGCTAACCTAAATCAAGGTCTAATGGGATTGGGCGCGGCAGGAATTATGGCATTTTCTGACCCAAGATTAAAAGAAAACATTAAAGCAATTGGAGTATTAACCAACGGGCTTACTCTTTACAGCTTTGAGTATAAAGATGAAGTTAAGCGCCATCCATTGGCTGGTGATGGTGTACATGTTGGAGTTATGGCAGATGAAGTTGAGCAAGTATTCCCATATGCTGTCACGACTCTTGATGATGGTTACAAAGTTGTTAATTACGGGCTACTACCATGAAAAGAATGATGCCAAGCTATATGCCAACGCAAGATTTGACAAAACCTCAAGAGGTTTCAGGTGTGCAACCTATATTCCAAAACATCGGTAATCAACAAGCCATGCAAAATATGGCCATGCAACAAGGCATGGGGTTAACTCAGCAAGCTGGTCAAATTGGTCGGCAAGGTGGTGGTGGAATGAATCCTATGATGCTCGCACAAATGTTAAGAGGCGGCAAAACAGGTTCTTATTTATCTTCCATAGCGCCAATGATTCGTTATGGCGCAGGTAATGTTTATGGTGGTTTTGGTCAAGGTCAGGTTCCCACAACGACTACTGGTATGGATTAATTATGTCAACACTACCTACAAACACTGGAATTGGAACATTACCACCGGAGTTGTTTGCACAGCAACAACAGTTAAACCGCCAGCAACAAATGGCTCAGTTGCTTTTGCAACAGGGAATGCAACAACCTCAAGGTCAAATGGTTAGCGGTCGCTTTGTTGCACCTAGCTTTTTTCAATATGCCACTCCTCTTGCACAAACTTTTGCGGCCACACGTTTGCAAGAAAAAGGCGACAAAGCCGCTGTTGATTTAGCAGAAGCGTTGCGCAAAAACCGTATGCAAGAGGCTGAAAGCATTATGGCTGCACAAACACCTGATGAGCAATTAAAACTTGCCATGGGTGGATATTCGCCACTTTCACAGCAATTGGCTGGCAAGTTGTTAGAGCGTAAATTTGAAAAGCCTAAGTGGGAAAAAGCAAGCATCCCAACACCTGATGGTGGTTCAAGAGAAGGATGGGTTAATGTTAACTCTGCCAACCCATTGTCAACCTTTGTTGAGGGTGGAACTAAGCCTGCATTCAACGTGTTAGAAGGCGCTCGTTTCCAATATGACACCGGCATGAGATTACCAAACGGCGGTGCCATGCCAGCAGTCGCGCCCGCAGTAGGCACGATGCCAGCCGCTATGCCAACAAGCGGTGCTGTTCCAAGCGCACCAGCAGTTCAAACCGGCGCTCCTATGGTTGGCGCTCCGGCTATGGGTGGAATGTCGCCAAGGGCAAGAGACGAAGCCAGCAAACAAATTCTTGTTGATGTTGAAAAGCGCCGTATTGAGAACTTGGAAAACGCGCCTCGCGCCATTGCAACCATTGAGGACACCTTACGAAACGTTAGCGATTTAATTGGCGATGCTCGTATTGTTAAAGACCCCAAGACCGGCAAAGAGCGCATTGATTACACCGTCACACAAGATGGCAAACAAGTTCAAGGGCGCAAGCCACAAGCTGGTTTTGAATTGGCTGTTGGTGCTGGTGTGCCAAGCTGGTTGCCATTCCAAGGCGGTACGGATGTTGCAAATTTCCGCGTGCGTTTAGACCAAATTAAAGACAGAACATTCCTTGAGGCTTTCCAACAGCTTAAAGGCTCTGGTCAAATCACCGAAAAAGAAGGTGAAAAAGCGACCTCTGCATTAAATCGCATGAACCTTGCACAGTCTGAGGTTGAGTTTATTAAAGCGGCGCGTGAATTTGAGGAAAACCTAAATCGCGGCATGGCTTTGGCTAAACAAAAAGCTGGAATACAAGATGGCGCACCGTCTGCTAAATTGCGCTGGAATCCAACATTAAAACGGTGGGAATAATATGCCGCAGATTGTTGAAGTCGTTGGGGTTGGCCCTGTTGAGTTTCCTGATGGAATGTCTAAAGAGGACATGGCGGCGGCTTTGTCAAAATTACCACAAGGTCAAGCACAAGCGGCGCCTAAACCAGTTTCTGCTTACGACCGCTTTTTAGAAAGCCTGCGCAACCCACAAACCGGTGGCAGAAGTGGTGTAGTTGGCCCAGCATTAGTTGGTGGAGCAGGTGAGCTTATTCGAGGCGCTGGCGCTCTTACCCAATTTGCATTTCCAAACGCTGGAAACCGCATGGTTGAGGTGGGCGAGGCAATGACCCAAGGCGCTAAAAGCGTGGCTCCTGTATCAGCAACCGTTGGTCAAATTGGCTCTTATGTTTTGCCTTTTGGTGCGGCGCAAAAAGCCACAAGCGCTATTGCACAAGTTCCACAAGTTGCTAGAACCATCGGAACATTACCAAGCTATGCCCGCGCTATGGGGCAACAAGCCGCTATTGGTGGTGCCACAGGATATGCGTTAACCCCTGAACAACAAGGTCGGGGTGAAGCCGCCGCATTTGGCGCGATTGGCGGGGCTGGTGGCGAGTTAATTGCGCCGATTGCTAGAACTACAGGCAAAGCTATGGCAGAGGCGCTTGGGCTTTCTACAGGGGTTGGTGGCGAACCTATACGTCAGGCTTTTAGGGCAGGACAGACCGGCAACCAGCAATTTGTGCAGAATATGCGCGGTCAAGTACCAGTAACAGACCTTTTAGAGCAAGCCCAAGGTGCGATGCAAACCCTAAAGCAAAATCGCAGAGCTGCGTATGAGCAAGGTTTTCAAAGCACTCAAGCAAACCCTGTTTTCTTGGACTTTAAGCCAATTGAGCAGAAGTTTGATAATGCCATTCAAGCCTTGACCGTAAAAGGGGTTGGCGGGGTATCGGCATCAAAGGTCGGTCAAAAGACCTTGGACGATGTGGCTGAAATTAGGGCTGTTATTGATGAGTGGAAATCTAAGCCTGAACTGCACACAGCGGAAGGTTTAGATGCCTTAAAACGCAGGGTTGATGACGTTTATAGCAACGATATGTCTAACACTGCTAAAGGTATTCTTACTCAAACCCGCAATGTGATTAAAAACACAATTGTTAAGCAAGACCCAAATTATGCAAAAACCATGCGCGATTACGAAGGTGCGTTGGGTTTAGAGCGTGAACTAGAAAAGGCATTGTCTTTAAACGACCGAGCGTCAATCGACACCGCTTTGCGTAAATTGCAGTCTTTAGGGCGCGATAACGTCAACACAAGTTACCAATATCGTAAAGATTTAGCTGACGTTTTGCGTCAAGAAACCGGTGTGGACTTGATGCCGGCTGTTGCTGGTCAGTCCTTAAATACATTAACCCCGCGTGGACTTCAGCGTGTTTTGCCAAGCATTACAGCAACCAGCGGTGTAACGGGCGCCGCTTTGGCTGGGCCTGCCGCCGCAATTCCGTTGGCAACCTTGCCTTTTCAAAGCCCACGTTTAGTTGGTGAGGCTGTTTATGGTGCCGGTAGGGCATCTAGACCAGTTCTTGACTTGGCAAATAGCGGAACACCGGAACAAAGACAGCTGGCTAAATTATTGATTATGAAAGCCGCAGAACAAGGAGCAAGAGATGAGTAGAAATGGTTCGGGAGTTTACAACCTACCCGCCGGCAATCCAGTGGTGGCCGGCACCACGATTACTGCAAGCTGGGCAAACAACACGATGAACGATGTTGCGGCTGCTTTGACTGGTTCTTTAGCCGCAGACGGACAGACTCCAGCAACCGGAAACCTCAATATGGCAAATAACCGTATTATTTCGGTAAGCGACCCTGTTGGTTTGCAGGACGCGGCAACATATAATTTTTTACAAGCCGGCACATACGATATTAACGGTGGAACTTTCTAAGGTGGAAGGCATGGCATTTGAAATAGACCCTGTTCGCTATGGTGTTCTTTGGCAAAAAGTCGAAGACTATGAGCGCAAATTTGAATCGATGGAAAAGAAAATCGATGTAATGGAAGCCGACATTAAGAAGTTGGTGAATATGGCCGAACGTTCAAAAGGTAGCCTTTGGGCGCTGATGGGTGTTGCCTCGGTCGGCGGTGGAATTATCACTTACATTACAGACTTTTTTGTACGCAAATGAACGAGCAAATTGAATCCGCAAAAGAAGTCGCTGGTAAATCCATCGGCAAACAAGGTCTTTTCTATATCACCTTTATTGTGGTGATTGGTGTGGGCGCCTCGATTGTGCTAGAAGAATCTAAGATGGCCGCAGTCATGGGCTTGCTTGGCGCATCATTGACCGCCCTTATTTCTATGCTAAACGGTGTTGCGGGCGCGAGTCCAAAGCAGGAAAAGCCTGAGTTTGAAATCATGAAACAGCTAATTGAGCGTTTAGACCGTATGGCTGACCGCGACCCAATGTCTGTTGCTGTTGACGGTGACAAGGTGCTGGTTCGCAAAGGCGAAAACGAAACCGCCATCGGGAGGTAATATGTTTCCACTAACCGCGCTGTTTGACGTTGGCATGAAGGTCTTGGATAAATTTATTCCTGACCCCGAAGCTAAAGCAAAAGCCCAGCAGGAACTATTACGACTCCAACAAGAAGGTCGTTTGGCTGAACTGCAAGCCGATAATATTGAAGCCCAAGAGGTCACCAAGCGCCAGCAGTCGGATATGGCATCAGATTCTTGGCTGTCTAAAAACATCCGTCCAATGACCCTGATTGCTATTTTGGTGGGTTATTTTGTGTTTGCCGGTATGTCAACATTTGGCATGAACGCTAACGAGAAGTACGTCGAACTGCTAGGTCAGTGGGGTATGCTAATTATGTCGTTCTACTTTGGCGGCAGAACGCTCGAAAAGATTATCGATATGAAGGCTAAGAAGGATGCTTGAATCACAGCTATTAGCCCTTGGGATAGACCCAAAGTGGACAGAGGCTTTAAACAACGCATTCAATAAGTATCAAATTAACACCCCAAGGCGCCAAGCCTGCTTTTTAGGGCAGTGTATGCACGAATCCGGTGGGTTCAAGTTTATGCGCGAAAACCTGAACTATTCTGCCCGCGCTTTAATGGCGACGTGGCCAAGCCGGTTCCCTGACGCTGACACCGCTACCCAATTTGAGCGCAACCCAGAAAAGATAGCCAACAAGGTCTATGGCGGCAGAATGGGTAATACCGAGGACGGTGATGGCTGGAAGTATATCGGGCGCGGGTTGATTCAATTGACCGGTAAGGATAACTATGCGGCGGCTAGCGAGGCTTTAGGGGAGGACTTGGTATCTAACCCCCAGCTTGTGGAAGAACCGCGTGTGGCCGCTTTAACAGCCGGCTGGTTTTGGAATAAAAAAGGCTTAAATACTTTGGCAGACCAAATGGATATTGCCACCATGACTAAACGCATCAATGGTGGCAACCTTGGTATTGCTGACCGTCAAGAAAAAATCAACAAAGTGCTGACAATATTAACTTCTCAGCCAAATAATCAAAAAGACGAATATTAAGGCAGTAATGTAGATTTTCCGCGCCCAATATTGCTTACGCAAGCGGGCTGGGTCGTAAATCAACCAAGACTGCAAGTTCAGCATATCGGGGTCGTTTTCAACATATTGTGGTTTCCGGTAATTAATGCCAATTTTGACCTTGCCGGTGTTGTAAGGAGTGTTCATTTCCAGCCTGTCCTTTCAATAAAAACCCACATTAAAAAGCCTGCCAAAACTGCGCCCATAATACAGGCGCCTAAAATATCCCAAAAGGTTGGTTCTTTATTCATGACCGGCTCCTTATCGTGCGGTTACTTTTAAGGTAATCACTGCGGTGGTTTTGGTGTGCTTGGCAATCAAGTCTGCTGGAATGTTTGCCTCGGCAAATACCGCCTTGTTATCCACTACGTTGCGTTGTGAGAGCGTTACGCAGGCTTTGTAAAGGTTGCCCTCTATCTTACCCTCAGTTTGCTTGAGTTCGGCTTTTATGGCCTCTGCTTGTGCCTCTAAATCGGCGATTTGAGCCAACAACATACCGAGTTGGTCTACTTTGGTTATTGCTAGGTCTAATACTTGCATTTTGGTGTCCTTTCTATCTCACTCCCCAATGGAGTAAGGACAGATTAAGACTTCTTAACACCCAAGTCAAGCAATACTTATAGGGATAAACCCTAGGGGTGGGGTCAAGATTTGGCTTTTTATTGCAAATGGGCGGGAAAGCCACAAAACCGCGCAATTTCGGCATCCTCTTGAGGTGGCTTAACAACCCCAAAGTCTGCCTACTTGGTCGTGAAGAGCGCTTTTGGCGCCACCTTTCGGCATTGCCTATATGTTATTACGAATCCGGTAAAACTTAAGCAGGCACGAGAAACATTCCCACCCCTTTTGGAGGTCTTCTTCCGATACACCCACGACTTTAACCTCGTTGGTGGTGCCATTCACAAAGCAAATAGCCGCATTCGCCTTGGGGATTGCTAGACCCTGCCGGTATGCCGCCAATTGCATGATATGCTCAAAGTACACCTCGGCTTTGTCGAGAGGGGCATCTTTTGTCTTGAAATCCACGACTGCCCCATCCCATTTCTGATGATAGTCCGCGCGGCTCATCAAATCGCACTTGCCACCAAACCCATTCGGATGCGCAAAAGACTTCTCTGAGAGCCACAAACGGTTGCCAAAATGGGTGTTTACAGCCTCCTCCACAATCTTGACGTATGGCGGCAATTCCGGAATATACACACCCTCATAAAACGACTGAATGATTGCGTGTATGGTTTCGCCACGCTCGGCGGCCTTGCGTCCGGTTTCCTTGGAGTCCTGCATGACCCGCGAAAGCCACTCCTGTTCCGGTTCACCGTCAAGCCTTGGTAAGGTTAGCGCGGCTAGGAGGACTTGTTGCTGTTTCCATGTATCAAGGCCTGCTTTTGATAGCAATCCGATAATTGTTGTAACACTTGGCAAAAGTCCAAGTTTCCGCGCGTCGCGAAGCGTTGTTGCACGCTCGTTCCCGTTAGCCCCAACCGTTGTATAGGCTGGACTGCCATCTTTTGAATACCAGTGTCCACTTTCTGCCACCTTTTCTTTAACAATCATTATTATTTCCTTAGTTCTTCAAAGTTGTAAAACCATTCGTCTTTAGCGCTCCATTTAGCATGATTCTCAACGCTATACACTTGGGTTGGTATCTTAAAGTCAGGTGTTTTAAGAACAGCAGGTACTAACGACACATCGTACCAAAGGCAACGGTTATTAGGCTGGCAGGCAAATTGCCCATTGTCCAGCTTAATAAAGTTGTAACTTTTATGCTCTTCCACTCCCTCACTAAAGCTAGTGTCAATGCGGTTAGTATCAGGCGATGCAAAGTCAATGGTGAACAAATAGTTACCAAAATGAAACTGCTTATCTTTGCCAAAAAACTTAACCTTTAGCCCACGCAAGTTAGACTTTTCAATAACCGCCATGTCGTATGACAAACAATCCCATATTTGCAAGTAATCTAAAGGCAACGGTTCTGTCACCTCTTTCCATACATACGCATTTATAGGCAGTTTGTCGTACAACGCACCGTAGTTGGTTAGCATGGACTCAATGCGGAACGCTTGCCCCTTGATGGCTTTGGCGGTCATCCAAACGCAAGGTTCTAATTCACCATGTCCTTGCTCGTGGTTGTAAAGAAACTCTTTACGCACAAAACACTTAACCGGTGGTATGTTAACGACTAAAAATGTCATGGCTTAAAATGGGATTTCGTCGTCAGGCATTGGGTTGGCCGCATATTCTTCCTCGCGCTTCTGCTTGCCGCGCCACTCAGAGGATTCTGTAATCTTTTCTTTGTAATACTTTGGCAGGGCATCGTACTTGGCTTGGTCAAACTCTTGTAACCAAAAGTGCGTGACCGCGTTCACACCCTCCGGCAGGCTGTTGCGCAGGGCTGTTGGTACCGCGCTAATGGTTGAAACGTTGGCATATTTACCATCCTCGGAGTGGACGACCGATAACATACAGAACTTACCGAGCAAGTTCTTCATGTCAAAGTTCTTTCTGTCCTCGGCTGTCATCTTCTTGCCTGACCAGCTTTCTAGGTCTTTGCGCAGGGTGGACTGGTCGCCAAGGCTTACGGTGTAACGCTTACTAACGATTAATGGCTTGCCGTCGTCTGTTTTTAACTTTTCGCCGTTTTCGTCCTCACCATGCAATTCCCAAGTCAATACGACCTTGTGCATGATTTTGGTATCGCCATTCCAAACAACGGATTGGTGGCCAAGGTCAATGCAGGAGTAAAGCCTTGCAAGATGGTTACCTGCGGGCGCGATTTTAAATTCTTTGGTTGTATCTGAAATAATCATGGCTGTCCTCAAAATGGTTCAAATTCTGCTTGTTTGCTATACCGGTGAACGATGATGCTGTTGTTTTCGCGGTCAATCGTGGTGGAATAACTGCCTTTGCCCCAATTGGTCGACATATAAGCACACAGCGAACTGCGTAACGTTTCCATGTCAAACTCATCGATTGGCACCTCGCCCACCGTATCGTCGGTCATATCTTTAATAAACGGTAAGTAATGGTTGCGCAAGGTTCCCATCGGGTAATGCAGTGGCCCACGCTTTTTGCGCTTGTTAAACAGGACTTCTAGGCTGCCATGTTTGTTTCCATCGCTGTCCACGATGGCATACATCAGGTTGCAGGATTTGAGCATACTGATGGCTCGTTGCAGGGTAATCTTTTCTACGTTATTCATTTGAGACCTCCGTAAGGGTTTAGGTCAGCAAACACTTCACGCAGGAAGTTGCGTTGACGGTCAATGGGCGCGAACCCACAGCCATAACGCAGAAGGTCAATTTGCTCTTTGGATAAGTCTGTGCCGCCCTCCAGCACATCGAAGATGCGTTCAAGTTCACCTTGAAGCTGTAGTAAATCATTGGTTTGCGATTCTATTTCACTCATACGAGTTCCTTTCAAATATTCACCGGCCAATCCGGTAACACCATGTTAAACTATCTTAATTCCAAAAGCAAACTTTATTTATAGTATTGTGTTGATAGGTATTCCCTGTTAAGATACCCTAATGAATCCAACAGCCATTATTAACATCTTGGGCGGTGCAACCAAGGTCGCCAAACTCTGCGGAGTTTCGGTGCCTGCGGTCTCTATGTGGCAAAAAAGCGACATTCCGCGCGATAAATTGATATTTTTAGCCGCAACGCTAGAACGCGAAACCAATGGGTTAATTACCCGCAAAACCCTGTTTCCCACGACTTATGGGGTAATTTGGCCGGAGTTGCAAACTAAGCAGTAATTTGGTTATACTGTGCTGGCAGATTAGAACCTGCTTTGATTTACCAGCCAAGACCCTTTAGGGTTGCTTTGAGCGTTTTGGAAAGGCTGGCTGGTCTTTTCTAAAACGGTTCTAACTTAGAGCAACCTTAAGGGGTTTTTCTATTTCTGCGGTCACAGTTGGACGGGAACCGACGCCAGCGACTGCGATACAAGTGCTACTGGGGGATAGTTGTTGCAACAGCACATAAACCGGTGGCGAAGATAGTGCCGGTACAACGAAAGACTGTCGGGTTCTGTTGGCTCCATGAGGCAGATTAAGGCGAACCTAGGAAGGCTGGGTTCGTTTCACCAAAAGGCAGAAGTTAATTATTACTAACATAATTATATAAAATACTGCAAAATCAAGGGTTTAACCCTATAAATAATGCTTGCATATTTAAGAAACCTTAACATATACTGTCATTACTGCATGAGCAGTGAATATATGAAAGGTTCCACGTGAAACATATTGAGTTCTTTTGCATTAGCTTTTTTATAACCATGTGCGTTGGTATTCAAACCACCAAAGCCCAAACCTACGTTATTACCAACCCCCAAGGCTTTCAGACCGGCACCGTTCAAATACAGGGCAACCAAGCGCAAGTCGTGAACAACGCTGGGGTTACGGTGCAAAACCTGACCATTTACCCCAACCAAGTTGTTACACCGCAGGGATATGCGGTTGGTGTGCCAAGCTACAGAGTGCCGCCAAGCCCACCATCACCTACTAGCCCACGTGTGTTGCAATGACCTACCTTATTTATGATGAGTTTGGCGACCTGATTCGCAAGAGCAGTTCACGTCAAGAGGCTCGGTATTTGCTTAAGATTTACCAAGGCTGGACGATGAAAGCCATTAAAAGCAAGCCGGTAGACTTATCACACTTAGGGGAGGCACCATTTTGATTGAGACTGTAATGATTGTGTTCGCAATTGCTACCTTTGTGGTTTTTGCGTTGTTTATGATTGTTGCCGCATTTCTTTACTACTGGATGGACTAATGACCTTTGAAGCCTTTTACTTAATGTACCCGCGCAAGATTGGCAAGCGTGCGGCAGAAAAGTCGTGGAACCGGTTGACTAAGGATGAACAGCAGGAGGCTTTGGCCGCTTTGCCTAATCATCTTGCATATTGGAAGTTTAAGCAGACCGAAAAAGATTACATTTGCCATGCATCCACGTGGCTCAATCAGGGCAGGTGGGAAGACGAGCTAGAGTTTGAACGCGCTAAAAAGCCGGAGTTGCCTTGGTATAGCACCAACGAACTAACGCTTAAAAAAGCCGCCGAGGTTGGTGTTAGACCGTATGCTGGTGAGGATTGGCCACAGCTGCGCGCCCGCATTAGTGAACAAATGAAACGGTTGGAAGAGCAGATGTGAATGATGAAAAGCAAAGAATCAATTACCTTGCTCACTGGTACATTGGTGTTGGTGAGCGTAGGGGTTGGCACAAAGTTAAAGAGTTGATAGCGCAGTACCCTGAAGATGCCGAAAAGGTGAGAGAAAGGATGAAAGAAATATGGAAAAATACGACCCGCACGAAGCAATAAACTTCATTTACACAAACTCTGATGCGTATGCAGTAGCAAAAGGACACCTTGCAGAGCTTGAGGTTTGGAAGTCCAGCCTAAAGGCAATCAAGATGGCAGAGTCCAACGAGCAGACGGTGACTGCGCAAGAGCGTGAGGCTTACCGGTCTGAGGATTACCAAAACCTTTCCAAAGCAATTGGTGAGGCAACACGCCAAGTTGAAGCCATGCGCTGGAAGTTGGAAGCCGCCAAGATGCGGTTCCAAGCGTGGCAAACCGAATCTGCTAATAACCGTCAAATTGAAAGGCTTACCACATGACCCTGACAGAAGAGTTATTAATCCTAAAGATGAACATAAAAGGCTTTGAAGCTGCGCTTGCTAAAAACGATATTGAGTTGATGCTTGATATTGTGGTTGACATCGCCGAATCCGCGCAAAAACTAGAATCCATCACCTTTGACCATGCAAACAAAACTGATGCGTAATGCGTATGCCACGCATACAGACTATTCGGAGTTCAAAGGGCTGATTGCTGAAAACCCCCACTTTGTGCCGAGCAACGTGGACGGTATATGTGAGCGCAAAGGCAAGTTCTTGGTGATGGAGTGGAAACGCGAGGGCGAGAAGGTCAGCAAAGGTCAGCAGATTTTGTTACAGTCATTAGCCTCACTTCATAACTTTATGGTTGTGATTATTTACGGAGACACTGACAACCAAACGCGGATTGGCAAGTATTACATCGTCCAGCCGACCGGAAGTTGTATTTTGGCTGGCAACGGCATTAATATGTTTAAAGAATATTACAGAACATGGTACGACTGGGCAGATGGCAAATAAACAGGAACGGGAACATTATCAAAAAATGGCATCCATCGGCTGCATTCTTTGTGCGCATCTCGGCTACACCGAGTCGCCTGCCGAACTCCACCATATACGAAATGGAAGTACTCGAAGAAGCGACGCGCCTATTATCCCCCTCTGCCCTAATCACCATCGATTTCCACCCGATGGATTTCACCACTTGGGTCGGAAAGCATTTGAGCGCAAGTTTGGACTCACCCAAGAGCATTTATTACAAATGGCACTGGAAAAACTGTGTTGATATTGTCACTCCCACTGCCGCCATCTGTGAATCATTACTGGGGGAGCGCAGGAAACCGCCGGTTCGTAAGCAAAGCGGGAAAAGAGTTCAAGCTGAAAGTGCAGGAATATGTGCTGGAATACCGAGTCCCGAAATTGGGAACCGCCCGCCTGCAAATGACGGTGACATTGCACCCCCGCGACAAGCGTAAGCAGGACATCGACAACCGAATCAAGGCTTTGTGGGATGCGTTAGCTGATGCCGGTGTTTTTGACGATGACGAGCAGATTGATGTTTTAATCGTTGAACGCGGTCAAATTAAAAAGGGTGGCGCCTGCCGCGTAATCATTGAGGTTTTAGATGCTTATCAAAAATCTTAAGGTTACTGAATACACCGAGGACTATTACAACGAGCATAAAGAGGCTGGGCTGGATTACCTTGGTCATGGGTATTGGCAAGAAGAATACGCAAAAATGGTCACAGAAGCCTGCAAACCGCCCGCAGACGGCTTTGTTGTGGACGCTGGGTGTGCGTGTGGCTCAATCCTGAAAGGCTTCCAAAAGCTCAATTTGCGCGTTTTGGGGGCTGATTTAAACCAACATATGATTGATATTGGGCGCGAACACTTTGGCTTTTATGCCAACGAACTAGTCTTTGGCTCAATATCTAATTTGCCGGCGCTCACTGAAAGCGTTGATTTAGTCCACACCGCCCAAGTTTTAGAGCATATTCCGCAAGAACACATGGACGACATTTTGCGTGAGTTTGCCCGCGTTTTAAAGCCAACCGGTCGTGCGTTTATCTGTTTGGATGCGGTGAAAGACGGTGAAACCAAGGAAATGTACATGGGCGACCCAACCCACGTAAATATCCAACCTATACAGTACTGGTACAGGCTGTTTCAAAAACATGGTTTTATGTTTAATGTTGAGGCATACAACCGGTTCGTGCGGTCAAAATACAAACCAACAGAAGAGCAAAAAAACAATTTTTTTGACGAATATCCGTATTGGAGTGTATGGATTTTGCAAAAAACCTAATATAATTGCGTAACTACAGGAGTTTCCTATGCAAGAAAATTGCTCACTCTTCTTGGCAACGTTGCTACATTCAGCAACAAACACCCATTTCTTTCATTGGAGTACCGACTCCTTTTCTAAGCACATGGCTTTGGGCGAGTATTACGACGAGATTGTGGATTTGACCGACCAATTGGCAGAATCGTATATGGGCAAGTATGGTAAGCTGACCAGCTTTCCAAGCGTGTATCACCAACCCAGCGAACCCATCAAATACTTGGAATCATTGCAAAAGTTTGTGGCCGAAGCCCGCATGGATTTGCCGCAAGACTCTGAGTTGCAAAACATTATTGATGAGATTGCAGACCTTATTAACACCACGACTTATAAACTTAAGTTCTTGAAATAAAAGGATATTTTATGCCACTCGTTAAATCCGCAAGCAAAGAAGCAGTCGGTAAAAACATCAAAAAAGAGATGGAAGCCGGCAAACCTAAAAAGCAAGCAGTCGCGATTGCTTTGTCAGAACAACGCCGCATGGCTAAAGGTAGCCGCAAAGCCAAGCTAGAAGACGCTTACGCTAAATACATCGAAGAAAAAGCATGAGTCGTCGCGACCAAATTCGTGCTGCAATGGATAAGCACGATAAGCCTATCGCTAAAACGACAAAGGGCAAAGGTCGCCACTACTTATCAACCGAAGAGGGCGCCGGCATGACTGCGGCGGGACGTGCGGCTTATAACCGCAAAAACAACGCTAATCTACAAGCACCAACCCCAAGTGGCCCAAGGCACGACAGTTTCTGCGCAAGGTCTAAAGGCTGGACTGGTGAGCGTGGTAAGGCGGCTAGAGCAAGGTGGAAATGCTAATGAAAGACGGACTTTATGCCAATATTCACCGTAAACGCGCTCGTATTAAGGCGGGTTCCAGTGAACGTATGAAACGTGCTGGCGAAGAAGGTAGACCAACCGCCAAAGATTTTAAAGAATCTGCTAAGACTGCTAAGAAACCCCGCCGGCAAGTAATTGCCGATGCTATGAAGGATATGTAATGGAACACATGAACCGCAAATTCAAAAAAGGCGACAGTTTACTAAGGCCACATCAAGAAACTACGCTCGAAAAGAATCAAAAAGCCCGCGAAAAGCGCAAGGCTATGTTGATGAAACACTTTAATAAGTTTGCGAAGGATATAGCTTAACTGTACAATTTAAGCATCATTAACTAATCACTTGGTTAACCATGCAAATACAAGAAGTCGCTGTAGAAGCGTTAATCCCTTACGCTAAGAACTCAAGAACCCACTCCGATGCACAAGTGGCGCAAATTGCCGCAAGCATTAAAGAGTTCGGGTGGACTAACCCAATCCTGATTGACGGCACCAAAGGCATTATTGCCGGACATGGCAGGCTGATGGCCGCCCGCAAGCTGGGCTACAACAAGGTTCCGGTTATCCAGCTAAAGGATATGACCGAAAGCCAAAAGAAGGCTTATGTCATTGCAGACAACCAGCTGGCTATGAACGCAGGCTGGGATATAGACTTATTAAAAATAGAGGTGGCCGACTTGCAAGAGGACGGATTTGACCTTGAACTTCTAGGCTTTGATAACAAGATGCTGGACTCCTTGCTGGAGCCGGAGGTCAAAGACGGTTTAACGGACGAGGACGCTGTTCCTGAACTGCCAAAAGAACCCAAAACAAAGCTGGGCGACATCTATATCTTGGGTGAACACCGCCTGATGTGCGGGGATAGCACCAGCATTGACGCTGTTGAGACCCTGACCGACGGTTTAGTGGATATATTGGTAACTGACCCACCGTACAACGTAGCGTACGAGGGTAAAACTAAAGAAGCCTTAACCATTCAGAACGACTCTATGGGTGACGACGCTTTCCGTCAGTTCTTACGCGATGCATTTGTTGCGGCAGACGCAGTCATGAAACAGGGCGCGGTATTCTACATTTGGCACGCAGATTCCGAGGGATATAACTTTAGGGGCGCCTGTAAAGATGCCGGCTGGAAGGTGCGTCAATGCTTAATATGGGCAAAAGACAGTATGGTTATGGGCAGGCAAGACTATCACTGGAAACACGAACCCTGCCTATATGGCTGGAAAGAGGGCGCCTCTCACCTTTGGGCGGCAGACCGTAAACAAACGACCATCATTGAGTGCAAACGACCTAGGGTAAACGATATACACCCTACCATGAAGCCTGTGGAACTGATGGAATACCAAATCCTCAACAACACCAAAGGACAGGACGTTGTGTTGGACTTATTTGGGGGTAGCGGCTCAACCCTTATTGCTTGCGAGAAAACCGGCAGGAAGGCCCGTTTAATGGAATTAGACCCCAAGTATTGCGACGTCATCGTAAAGCGTTGGGAAGAATTCACAGGTAAGACTGCTGAACTTTCGGAGTTATAAATGGCACAAGGTAAAACGCACGTTCCTACAAAAGATAGCAGGGAAACCGCCAAGCGCTTATCTGCGTTGGGTGTTCCACATGAGGACATAGCCACAAGGCTAAAAATTAGCGCCGACACGCTGGTCAAGTATTACAAAGAAGAACTTGATGAGGGCAGGATTGATGCCAACGCGGCTATTGCAGGCACCCTGTTCCAACAGGCTAAAAAGGGTAATACTGCGGCGGCAATCTTTTGGTTAAAGACTCGCGCCCGCTGGAAGGAAACTCAGGTCAACGAGGTGTCCGGTGCAGACGGTGGCGAGATAAAGATTTCATGGGCAGATGCCTAATATCAAGCTAAAGTATCGTCCGCGCCCAATATTTGAGGACTTTCACAAACGCAATCAACGCTGGGCAGTTATCGTGGCTCACCGCCGCGCAGGAAAGACTGTCGCTTGTATCAACGAATTAATCGTCAAAGCTCTGCTAGAAAAGAAGCCACAAGCAAGGTATGCCTATATAGCGCCATACTATGCCCAAGCCAAAACCATCGCTTTTGACTATTTGATGCAGTTTTCTGAGCCTTTTAGGAAGCGCCACAACGTGTCGGAACTGTGGGTGGAATTGGTCAATGGGGCGCGAATCAGGCTGTTTGGTGCCGACAACCCTGATGCCCTGCGGGGTTTATACCTTGATGGGCTTATTTTGGACGAATACGCAGATATGAAGCCCAGCGTGTGGGGTAGCGTCCTAAGACCCTTACTTTCAGACCGTATGGGTTGGGCTGTATTTATTGGAACTCCAAAGGGCCACAACGCGTTCTACGACGTGTATCAATATGCCAGCTTGCATGGTGCGGATTGGTTCTGCAAAACTCTGCGTGCCAGCCAAACTAACATCATTGCCCAGCCTGAATTAGACGACGCTTTGAAGTCCATGACGGTCGACCAATACCAGCAAGAGTTCGAGTGTTCATTTGAGGCCGCCATTCTTGGGGCTATATTTGGTACAGAACTGCGTCTTATTACTGATGCCGGCAGGATTACCAAGGTTGAGCCTGACCCTATGTTTCCGGTTCATACCGCTTGGGACTTGGGCTTTAACGATGCCACAGCAATATGGTGGTATCAGGTCGTTCATGGTGAGATACGCGTGCTGGACTACCATGAGGCGCATGGCCAACCCATCGTTTACTATGCCAATCAAATCAAGGAGCGACCATACGAATATGGCACGCATTGGTTACCGCACGACGCAAGAGCCAAGACCTTGGCAAGTGGTGGCAAGTCAATAATTGAACAATTAATTGACAAATTACCCCAAAAAAGTGGAAATTTGTTTAAAATAGTTCCAAATCTGTCACTTCAAGACGGTATTCAAGCAGCGCGTATGGCATTAGCCCGCACTTGGTTTGATGGAATGAAGTGTCAAGAGGGGATTGAATGCTTGCGGCAATACCAAAGGGAATACGATGAAGATAAAAAAGTATTTCGTGACAAGCCTAGACACGATTGGACGAGTCATGGAGCAGATGCTTTTAGGATGCTTTCTATTGCTTGGCGAGATGAAACTGAAATTGAAAAGCAAAATCAACCGCTTAAAGGTTTATTTGTTGGACAGACGGACGTAACCCTTGAAGAAATGTGGCGAAGCACACCTAAGACTACTCACCAAAGGTATTAAATATGAATGACACTCTGAATAAGACCTACGAGGATTGGTATAACACCATCGCCCAATATGACAAGGCTTTCAGGGAGTGGGAGGCAAGAGTTCCCCGAATCATTAAGCGTTATCGTGATGACAGCCGTACCCGTAACAACCCAAATGCTCGCTTTAATATTCTTTGGTCTAACGTCCAAGTCATTAAGCCAGCCATCTTTGCCCGCTTGCCACGTCCAGACGTAAGCCGCCGGTTTAGAGATAACGACCCAATCGCCCGCGTTGCATCGATGATGCTTGAGCGTGCCTTGGAATATGAGATTGAGCATTACAGCGACTACAAGTCCGCTATGGACAACGCTGTATTCGACCGTTTGCTCGGTGGACGCGGAACCGCATGGGTTCGTTACGAGCCACATATTGTTGCAGAGCAAAACGATTACAACTCCGGTTTGGCTGGTCAAGACGTAGGCAACGGAGTGCAAATAACGGAGGATGCGGATGAAGCCGAGACGGAAGACGCTGAATTGGTGGAATCGCAGGAACGCATTGAGTATGAGTGCGCCCCTGTTGATTACGTTCATTGGCGCGACTTTGGCCATACTGTTGGTCGTACTTGGGAAGAAGTAACCGCTGTTTGGCGCAAGGTTTACATGAGCCGCCAAGCCTTAATCGACCGGTTTGGTGAAGAGGTCGGCGGCAAGATACCGCTTGACACCAAGCCTGAGTCGGACAAGTGGGCAAACAAACAAATGACTGCCGAGCATTACCAAGCCTGTATTTATGAGATTTGGGATAAAGAGCAGGGTAAGGTCTTTTGGATTAGCAAGTCGATGGGTGAGATTCTTGACGAAAAGGACGACCCGCTACAGCTAGAAGGTTTCTTTCCATGCCCCAAGCCAATATACGCTACGCTCACCACTGACAGCTTAGAGCCGGTTCCTGACTTTGTTTTATACCAAGACCAAGCCAAGCAATTAGACACGCTGGCAGACCGCATTGACGGCCTTGTGAACGCTTTGCGTGTTCGCGGTGTGTATGACGCATCCGAATCCAGCCTTGCCCGCCTGTTCTCTGAGGGCGAAAACAACGCGCTGATACCGGTCAAGAACTGGCAAGCCTTTGCTGAAAAGCAGGGTATGAAGGGCGCGATTGACCTGATTGACCTTGCACCGTTTGCCCAAGCATTACAGATGGCTTACCAAGCAATGGAGCAAGTTAAGGGTCAAATCTACGAGATTATGGGTATCGCCGACATCCAGCGTGGTCAAACCGACCCCAATGAGACGCTAGGCGCCCAAATTATTAAGTCGAACAATGCTGCCGGACGTCTAAAGACCATGCAACACGCGGTCGTGGACTTTGCTACCGACTTGTTGCGTATTAAGGCACAGATTATCTGCAAGCACTTCACCGAAGACACTATCGTCAAGATTAGCGGTGCAATGCAGTTAAGCCCGCAAGACCAACAGTTAATTCCACAGGCTTTAGCCCTGTTAAAAGACGAGCCAGCTAAGAACTTCCGCGTTGAGGTGACTAGCGACTCCATGATTTATCAGGACGAGCAACAAGAGAAAGCCGACCGCATTCAGTTCTTGTCAGCTGTCAGTCAATTTATGAACCAAGCGTTGCCAATTGCAACCACCGCGCCCGAACTGACCCCGCTTTTGATGGAAATGTTGAAGTTTGGTGTTACTGCGTTTAAGGCTGGTAAGGGTATGGAAGGCCTCATTGATGAGACCGCCGACCAGTTCAGAAACCAAGCCAAGGCACAAATGGGGCAACCCAAGCCACCGCCACCTGAGGTTCAGAAGATACAGGCTCAAACCCAAGCCAAGATGCAGGAAATGCAGATGTCCGTCCAGCTTGAACAGCAGAAGATGGCCGCACAGATGGAAATGGAAAAAGCTAAACAAGAGTATCAAGCCCAAGAGAATCAGCTTAAGTTCCAGCTTGAAGAGCAACGCAATGCTCAAGACCGCGAAATGGAAATGAAACTGGCTCAAATGAAGATGATGACCGAGCGCAATACCCAATTGTTGCTGGCTTACATCAACAACGGTGCCAAGATAGAAACAGCACGAATCAGCGCCGGAGTGGATAGCGGTGAGGGCATTGCAGAAAGCTACGACATGGACGAAGATATGGTCAAAGCTATGGAACACCCACTTGCACCTATTGCCAACGCAATCGCCCAAGGCAACCAAGAAATGACTGCCACGCTTGGGGCATTGATTGAGCGTTTAAATCAACCCAAACAAGTCGTTCGTGACCAAAACGGTAAAATCATAGGAGTTCAATAATGCCAACCAACCTCAAATATTCCAACGGAACGCGAAACGCACAGCAGGTGGGTTTGATTACCTACGCAGGGTCGGGCGCGAAGATTAACATTTATTCCGGTAGCCAGCCTGCTAACGCAAACACTGCAATATCAGGGCAAACCTTACTTGTTACCCTGACGATTAGCGGTTCGTTTGGTACGGACAGCAACGGAACGATTACTTTGTCGACTGTAACCAACGGAACAGCTGTTGCAACCGGCACAGCATCGTTCTTTCGGATTACCCAGTCGGACAATACAACGGTGGTTATGGACGGTTCTGTGGCTACCAGCGATGCCGATTTAGTCTTAAACAATACAAGTATTGCAACCGGTCAAGTCGTAAGCATTTCCGCAGGAACCATCATCCGAGCCAACCAATAAGGATAAATTATGGCTTTAGTCCTTAAAGACAGGGTCAAAGAAACGACCACAACGGTCGGGACTGGCTCGTTTGCGCTTGCTGGTGCGGTGACCGGATACGACTCTTTTGGTCAAATCGGGTCAGGAAACACCACATACTATGCGGTTTACCTTGATGGCGGCTCGGAATGGGAGGTTGGCATCGGTACTTATACCGCGCCCAGCACGCTTTCCCGCGATACTATCTTGGCATCGAGCAATTCAGGGTCAATCGTCACCTTTTCTGCTGGTCAGAAGACCATTTGGTGCGACTATCCTGCTGGTAAGGCTGTATATACCGACGCAAGCGGCTCGATTAGCCAAACGATTGTCAATATTTCGGGCATTACAGGCGACATTTCGACCCCTGATTCCATTACTTTTGACACAACTGCCGCAGAAGCCTCTGCAACCGGTAAGTTATTTTGGGATGATGGCGACGGAGTCCTCTCAAACGGTCTAAAAGGCGGCAACGTCACGCTACAAATAGGAACGCAGGAGTTTGCCCGCGTTTATAACGACAGCGGCACGACCTTAACCAAGGGGCAGGCGGTCTATATTTCAGGCGCACAGGGCAACCGCGTAGCTGTCAAGCTGGCAAGAGCCGATGTTGAGGCTACATCCTTTGGAACCATCGGTTTGGTCGCTGAAACCATGACCAGTGGTGCAGAAGGTTTCATTATCGTATCGGGCGCCCTGTACAAGTTAAATACATCCGGTCTTGTGGCCGGCGCAACCGTTTATTTGTCGCCAACCACTGCGGGCGCGGTCACCACGACTAAACCCCAAGCACCTGACCAGCTTGTCGTTATCGGCTGGGTGGAGCGGGTTAATAACATAGTCGGTTCAATCTACGTCAAGATTGATAACGGTTACGAACTAGACGAACTGCATGACGTCCGAATAACCAGCCCACAAAGCGGCAACGTCCTGATTTATGATGCCAGCACAACTCCTGTGGGTGTGTGGAAGAACGCAAACCTAACCGATGGCACCGGCATTACGATTACCGAGGGCGCAGGGTCAGTTACCATCACAAACGCTGGGGTCACCCAAGCAACAGCCGGAACCGGAATATCGGTATCAAGCGGCACTGGTAACGTCACAATTACCAACACCGCGCCCGACCAAACGGTTGCCTTGACTGCTGGCACCGGAATCAGTATCAGCGGAACATATCCTAACTTTACGATTACAAACGCTGGTGTTACACAGTTAACCGGAACCGCTAACCAAATAACGGTGTCGGCCAGCACAGGAAGTATTACCTTAAGTCTGCCTGCCACTATTAACGTCAACATCAGTGGCAACGCGGCAACGGTAACAAACGGAGTTTATACAACAGGAAGTTATGCCGACCCTACTTGGATAACTAGCCTTGCCGGTAGTAAAATCACAGGAACAATCGATGGCGGTAGTTTTTAAAGGAAATTAGATATGCCAACAACCATTAAGCTAAAAAACAGCGTAACGACTACAAATGCCCCAAGTTCATTGGCGCAGGGTGAAGTCGCTATTAACATTACCGATAAAAAGGTATGGGTGGGAAATGCCGCCACAACCCCAATTCAA